TGTTGCGGCGGTTGAAGATACGCCCGCTCTGAATGATGCAACTCATCTCAACGGGTCGCGGCACGGCAGGCCAGCCGCGTGTGCCGACGATCTTGACCGCCTTGACGATCTCCACAGGGAAGGTGTTTGCGCCTTCGGTGAGTGCAATGACTTCGGTGAAGGGTCGCCCAGTGGCGGGTGCGTTGAATGGCGCGAGCGCGCAGTCAGTGTTGATCACCCACGAGGTGCTGTAGGTGCCGTTTGCATCACCATCGGTCGTGATCGTTGAGACGGAGGCGAAGTCGTCAATCGGCTGCACGAGGTAGTCCTGCGCCGTGTAGAAGGCGGTGCTCGCAGCGGACTGATAGAAGAAGCGTCCGCAGTAATCGTCAATCAGGCGGCTGACGGACTCAATGACCAGTTCCAACTCGCCGTCGGAGGTCGCGTCAATGATGCCCAGCGCCGTCTTGACGGCAGATCCTGTCGTGTAGCCGTTCGTGATTGCCATCAGGTCTCCTTGATTGGTTGGACACGCTTGAGCGCGTCAGGGTCGCCAGCATCCTGCCAGCCAGTCACGATAAGTTCCGTGAGCGGCTGGTGAGGTGCGTACGACCTCAGAACATCAGCCATATGCACTTCATTGGTTGAGCCGAGTTTGAGGTCATAGCAGATGTCATTGAGGAGTTCGCGATTCGTGAAGCGGTAGATGCCGCAGCATACAAGCACTTCGGGAATGCCGCGTGTCCAGCCGCCTTCCGTGGAAGCATCGTAGTAGTCCCAGATTCGCCACGGTGCTGTTGCCACGCCAACCCAGTCGCCCTCCTGCGTCGGCACCTGCGGGAGCAGGGTATCGGCGAAGAGCACCGTGAGCGCGCCCTCTGGGAGCGTTGTAGAGGCACTCAGGAGCGCCCCAGACGGGCCGTCTGCCTCAGCGTGGGGAATCACCCCAGCCAGCCAGGGAGCGGCGCTTAGCACCGCGTTCTCGTCGTCTGGCCTCACGACCGCGTAGGTCGGCTGCTTGCCAACCGAGCGCCTGTGCCACTCGTGCACGGGCAGCCCCGCCGCCTCAACGAGCAGTTTGTTCGTGCCGCCTAGCCGTGATGCCTTGCCAGCGGCGAGAATGACGATCACGGTCGGCTCTCGTGCGGGTGCGTCTCCGATAGATCGTAGTGCCAAGTCGCTCGCTCTACGCAGGTAAACTTTGCCCCAGTTTGTAGCGCCGCCACCCAGAGCAGCCAGTCGTAGCCTTTGACCTGCTTGAAGCCGCCGAGTTCTACGAAGAGGTTTGTGCGGATCAGCGCGTTGTGGCTGACGACCGAAGTCTGGCGCAGCGCGTCTGCGCTGAACGGCTGGTTGTAGCCGAGCCACGGGTTTGCGCCGCTAACATCGCACCACGAGTACGCGACATCCGCTCCGTTTGCCTCTGCCGCTTCTACGAGCGACGCGAGGTGATCAGGATAGAAGTAGTCATCGTCATCAAGCAGCGCGATCCATTTGCTTTCTGCGGCAAAGCAGAGGTCATTCTTCATCGCGGCTCCACCACGCCTCGCGTAGTCGTAGCCGATAAGGTGCGCCTGTGGACGCAGCGTCTGCGCTCGCACTGAGGTCACTGCTCGGTGCAAGAACTCCTCGCGCTCAGGCAGCGTTGCAGTGATAACCGTGACGCTCATTTGCGCTTGGCGGCTCGTCGCTGTTCGCGATTCAGGCCACCTGCCTGCGGAATCTCTGATTCAATCTGCTTAAGAATCGGGCGCCAGTGCTCCGTGTAAACACGATCAGTCGTGTATGCGGCGGCGAAGTCAATGGCAGCGGCTCGCGCAACCTCTCGCTTCTCGCTCTCGTGTTTAAGTTCATAGGACTGCACAAGGGCATCCTCGATCTCTTTGACATTTGGCACCATCCACCAGCCGCCCTGGAGTGGGTCGTATTCTGGCTGTCCGTTGACTTTCCAGCCAGCGCCAACCAGTTCAGGTTGCGCCGTCCAGTTCGTCACAATCACGGGCACGCCGCACGCCTGCGCCTCAATCGCGGGCACGCCAAAGCCTTCGCCGCGTGAAGTCATAAGCAACACATCGCTCGCAGAATAGGCCTTTGCGACGACTTCCGACGATAGCCCCTGGCGATACTCAAACTGCGGCACAAAGCGCACGCGATCAATCGGCGCATCAACGGCCTTGAGCACGCGCTCAATGTTGACGCCGTTCGCCAGCCCGAACATCTCCGTCCAAATCAGAAGGTAGGCGTTGGGGTTCGACTTCGCAAAGTTGCTCCACGCGAGCAGCATCTCAGGCCAGCACTTGCGAATAGGGGTGACCCCCTTGTTCGCTGAGTTAATGATGGTCAGGTGCGCGTCATCGGGAACATTCAGATCTTTTCGCATCGCCGAAGGTGTCGGCTTGAAGATTTGTGGGTTGAATGAGTGCGGGGCATAAAACACGCGGTCGCGCTCAATGCCAGCGTTTAGAAGTTCGTGCTCTCCAAATCGCGACATCGCGATTGCCCATTTGCCCTTGCCTCTTCGGGCGAACCACGCCTTCACTTCGTCTGGCACAACGCTATGGTCAACGGGTGTCCAGGACGCCATCGGGATCTCGTCCCACTGCGGCGATTTGTAGACCCACACGTCGTAGAGCGATAGCCCAATGCCAGGCTCGGCTGGCTGTTGCGAGAGCCAGAACGCGATCTGCGCGGGCGTTAGGTCATTGCTGTAGGCGTCCATACCCTGTCCCATCACGGGGATGCCGTTCCAGTCAAGGGTCGTGCCTGCCAAGCCATAGTTGGCCATCACCGCAACCTTGTGCCCGTCGGCAACTAGTTTCGGTGCGAGTTCAGTGGCCTGGGTGCCATATCCCGTAGGCGCCCACGGCGCGTTTGTTGTAAATCCGATTCTCACGGTCTTGCCTCCTCCTATTGTTTGTCCTCCCGCCGAGCCGAAGCCCGACGGGAGGGTTGAGCCTAGATCGCTAGGATCAGGTGTTCGCCGAGACGAGCACCTTGACCGCGTTCAGGTCAGGGATGTTTCCGTCAACACCGTACAGAGTGCGTAGCGCAATCTGGTTTGTGTTGAAGAGGTAGTCGCTTGACGACGCAACCTCAATCGGGAGTTCTCGTACATAGTACGAAGGCTCGTGGATGATGGCCACTGACTTGGAGGCCGAAGCCACCGCTGCCATATGGACATTCTCCTTGAGTCGGTATCCCATCAGGGTGTCAGGCTGACCAGCCGCCATTGAAGGCTGGAAGACGAACTGCCCGTTGAGATCCTGCAACTTGCGGAGTTTGCTCACTGCCGTAGTAGCCGCGTGCCAAACAGTGTTGGTGTTGCGGTACGAAGGATTGAGCGCGTAAAGAACGGTCGCGAGGTCAAGCGCATCAAAGAAGGTCGCCGAGACGGTGCCTCCCTTTACTGCGGTGCTCAAGCCCGTTGCCGCAGAGACGAAGCCCTGTGGCTGAACCGTGCCGGTGCCGATTGCCATCGCTGAACCAGCGACAAAGGCGATCTGCGCGCCAGCCTGTCGGCCAACCGTGCCGAGGATGTCAAAGCCCGCGTCGCGGACAAGTTCAGCCGACAAAAGCGTCAGGCTGGCGATCTTGTTCGCATAGAGGGTGATTGACGAGATCGTCGGATCGGCTGGGGTGATCGTTGAACCTTCGGTCACGAAAGCGGCTGACTGGTTCGCCGTCACGCGTGGCAGAGTGATCTGCTCGCCCGTGGTCGTGCGAAGTTTCGTCGCCCCGTCGTAGATCGGGTTGCCCTCAGTCAACGCGACGACAACGAAGTCGGCGAATGTGACTGGGACGGTTGCGGCTGCGGATGCAAGAGCGCGGATCTCAAACTGAGCGCGTCGCTTCTCGCCGGTTGCGATTGCCCGAAGGACATCGCTATCGTTGTCAGCCTTGACTGCATTCTCAACCTTGAGTGCGCGCTCTGCGAGTGCGCCGATCTTCTCACTGCGCTCTTCAGCGGCAGCGACCTGATCCATCTTGGCCTTGCGTGCAGACATTGAGTCGTTCAGGCTCGTCCATCGAGCCTCTTCCTCTGCGGAAAGTTCGCGCTTCTCGTCAGCCGCACGGTTGAGGAGAGACTTAGCCTCTTCCCAGTCGTTTCGGTACTGCTCGTGAAGCGTCTTGGTGATGTCAGACATTGGTCTAACTCCTTACGCTTTCTGGGTTTGGGGTTGATTGCGTCATCGGTGGTACGTCCAGCGGTGGTGCCGTGAGGCCCTTGTGCTGCGCCCTAGCGAATCTGCTGTTCCAGTTTGGCAAGTGCCAACTGGCGCTCACGAACAGAGAGAGGTACGAGCCGAGTATCGGCTTCCTCTGGCTCCGTTGTAGTCTCAGGTTCAGGCCGCAGATCAGGACTGATCTTGCGGATTGCGAGGTCAAGCGTTGCGGCGGAATCCGCATCGGGTGCTCCCGCGAGAAGTGAATCAAATGCCCGCATTAGCGTTGAGGCATCAATCTCTGTGCGCTCAGAGAGCGAGCGAACTGCACCCAGGCCAACAGTGGCTGGATAGGCAGGCTGGTTGCCCGTCAGGAGGCTAACTTCGTGCAGGCGAATGTTTCGCAACTCACGCACGCCCTTGTCGTCGTAGGCATCGCCCTTGTTGGGCACAGAGAACCCGAACGACATCCCCATCGCCGCACCGTCTCGGCGCAGCATTGCGGCAAGGTCGGAGGCAAAGGTCACCTCTGGGTTGAGGGAGACGCGCACCTTGAGGCCGCGATCATCCTCTTCAAGATCCAGCGTGCCCGTTTTGGTTGAGCCGAGGAAATACTTTGGATCGTGATCCTGAAGCGCCTTGACTTCCCACTCGCCGCGCTCGGCGGCGGCCACGCTCTTAGAAAAGGCGCCTGGCTTGATGATTTCCCGCGTGCTCAGGCCCTCGGCCTCGGAGTTGAAGATGGCGGCATATCCCGTGAAGGTATGCCCGTCGCCTTCAGCGCGGATCTCTGTCTGGAACTGTCGGTACTCGATTGCCATCTTCGGTTTCTCCTTACGCTCGGCGTTCTCGACGATGTTGTCGGCCCACCGCTTGCCCGCGTCACCGCCCCAAAGCGCCCACGCGATACGCCCAGCCGACGGATAACCGTCCTCGCTAGGGTTGAATCCTTGCCCTTGCTTATCTACTTCGTGTCGTGCGAAATATGAGCGCATTCGCATCACCGTCTCAAACGGCAGGTTGCGTCCATTCACGATGTCTCGTGCGCGAGCCACACCCACGAGGGTGCCGCCGCGTCCGAACTCAGCGCGCCAATCTAGGCCGCGCTTCGCCTCTGCCTGCATTGCCTCTGTCGGCATATAGCCGTCAGGGTTGATCGGAGCGCGCTCCTCGTTGCGGTAGCGCGGATGGTCTGAATGGAGCAGATCGTTGTCGCCAACATAGGCAGAGTTCTTTGGTGCGCCTGTGCGTGCGAGGAAGAGGAAGGCGTTGACCCTCGCCATTGACCACGCCGCTCGGCTCACGCCTGGGCGATGGCTGGCTGAATATGCGCCAGAGCCTCGTCGGTAGACGGAGCGCAGCGATCCGACGCGCACCCGCGTCCAGTTCGGTCGGTCTCCCTCTGCCATCTCCTCGTTGTGCATATCGGCTTTGTTCTGAAGCGCAGTCTCAGTGGCTTCAGTCAGGGTGATGTCGCCCGTCTTGTCGCCAGCAGATCCTGGCTCGTTCTCGTCGCTGCCTGTGATCTGATCTTTTGGTGGCGCTGGCGCATCTACGCGATCTTCGTAGTCTTCGTCGTCGTAGCCGTAGCCGTCATTGCCTTCAGCGGGCTGCCAGGCGTTGCAGTAGTACGCGCCGTTGACATAGGCATCCCAGCGCTCGCACCACGCCTTGTCGCCCTGAACATCGTCTTCGTTGTAGAAGGCGCAGTTGCCGCAGGCGCGACCTTCAGGCACATCGTCGGCGAGTGCGGGTCGGTAGTTATCTGGCAGAGCGCGCTCGCCGCCAGGCTCAATGCCTTCAGCCTGCGAGATCGCGACCATCTGCGAGATGGCGTCCTCTTTGGTGGTGTGGCAGCCCATCACTTCGCCGTCCTGCTTGACGACTGCCCAGCCGCTGCACTGCTCACTGTCATCCGTGATGAAATATGGCATTACGGATCAACCTGAAAATCGTAGACATCCAGCACGGTGTCGGCAGCGTCAGAGATGGCATAGAGCACATCACCATTGCCGATCTTGAGCGTGGTGATCGCGCCTTTGGAAATCTCAAATCCCGTCGTGGTCGTGACGGCTGCGCCGCCAACCCAGATGTTCTTGTTCGCGCCAAGTTCCATCGTGATCTCGTGGATGTTCTTCGCAGTCGCGGTAGCGATTGCCGCCGCTGCCGTGCCGATGCTGTATTGCTGCGCTCGGAAGGTCATCCCTGACCCTCAACTGGCTGAACGGTCACTGGTGCTGCGCCGCTGTGACCAATCTTGATCCCAACGAGGCGAGCAGCCTGCTCTGGTAGGAAGCCTGCCTGCACGAGTTTCGCCACAATGTCCACCTTCGTGGATAGCATCGCCGTCTCGGCATCGGCTTCGTTGAGTGGCATTCGGTACGAGTCGCCTGAATCAATCGGTCCGAAGTCCTCAAACTTTCGGATGTCGTTCACATTGAGCCAGCCTTCTTGCAGCCCGACTCGGTAGGTGTCGTAGCGATCTTTCGTCGTGCCGCGCAGGATGGAGTCCATTGAGAACTTGACGAAGGCGTCAGGCAAGAGAATCAGTGTGCTGAGCGGTCGCTCGATCATCTCCACGAGCGGTCGCAGCGTGTATTGCACGAACGCGAGGTTCTGCTGCTCCACGCTGTTATAGGACATTGCCCCTGGCGTCGTGACCTGCAAGAGATTTGGTGGGATGCGGAAGATTCTGGCGATCTCCTCAACGGTGAACTGGCGTGAGGCGAGGAGTTGCGCGTCCTCAGGTCGGAAGGTGAGTGCCTTGAAGGTTGCGCCTCCTGTGAGCACGCCTGGCGTGTGGATGTTCTGACCGCTGTGATGGCGTGCCCAGCCAGCCTTCAGTTGCTCGCCCTGCTCTTTGGTCAGGTCGGTCGGCACCTCGATGATGCCCGTTGGCGTGCTGCCCGTCCTGAAGAAGTTGCTCGCGTAGTCCTCAAGCGTCAAGCCGAGGGAGAGCGAGACGCGGAGTTGATGGATCGGGTTGATGCCCCGTAGTTCGCCTGGCATCGCGATGAGCGGGATGTGCAGGATAGTCTCCTGCCCGTACACCGCCGTCGGCTGTCCCTGGCCCTGATGAATCTTGTATTTGATCTCGCGGCCTTCGCGGTAGATCTCCACGCGGCGCGGGTCAACGGCTCGCACCTCCAACACCTCACCACGCTCGTCGCGTGGGGCGTAGATGAAGGCGTTGCCGTCCGTGTAGAGAGACACCACGATTTCACTGATGAGTTGGTTGATGGTGTAGGTCGGCTCATCAGGGATTGGGGTGAGCATCCACGACGGCT